AACCGTACGACCGGCCTGTTCGAGCACGACCCTGGCTACACCGCAGGCAACGAAGCCACCGAGATTTTCCACTTCAAGCTGCCGTCCAACGAACCGTACGGCGTGCCTCGGTGGATCAACCAGTTGCCTTCCGTGATCGGTAGCCGCGAGGCCGAAGAGTGCAACATGCGCTACTTCGAGGACAACACGGTTCCTCCTATGCTGCTGACCGTAGCGGGTGGCCGTCTTACCGCCCAGTCCTTCAACGAGCTGAGCCGGGTGCTGGGCGCTGCCGACGTTGGCAAGTCGCGCCAGAACAAGATCATGCTGCTGGAGGCCGTAGGCGTCGCCGACAACATGGACCAGAACGCTACCCCGCCCACCCTCAAGGTGGAAAAGCTGACTGACGCACGCCAGAGCGACTCCCTGTTCAAAGACTATGACGAGGCCAACATGGCCAAGGTCCGGTCGGCGTGGCGTCTCGGTGGTGTGATTGTTGGCCAGGGCGGTGACGCCAACTACGCCAACTCCCAGGTGGCCGTCGCGCTGGCTGAGTCCCAGGTCTTTGGCCCGGACCGCAGCGAGATCGACGAGATCCTGAACAAGATGCTCGTGTCCCATGTGCGCGGCCTGCACATGACCTCGATCAAGCTGGTGAGCCGCGTGCCTGCCATCACCTCCCCAGAGACCACCATCAAGGCACTGACTGCCCTGAACGTGATGGGCGGTGTGACTCCACGGACTGCCATCGTATCGGCCAACACCTTCCTGCAAGCAGAGCTGCCTGAGTATCCGAAGAAGGGCGAGGCTGGCTACGAAGCCTGGATGGATACCCCGATCACCATCACCCTGCGCTCCGCCGCGAAGACGCAGGCCGAGCAATCCGCCAAGGATCAAGCTGCCAAGGATCTGGAAGCGGACGGCGACATCGGCCTACAGGTGCCTGAGCACGGCAAGGAAGGGGAGGCGCTGCCATGAGCAATATGATGGAATGCCGCATCGTGCAGCGCAGCGGGGAGGACTTTGAGCGTGTGGTCCTCGCCGAGCTGCTGGTGCCCAACGTGCCCAACTCCTGGGGCGATATTTACACCCCCGAGGCCGTCAAGGAGTTCTGCTACGCGTTCAGCCAGCAGGGCTTCGGCCTGGACGTAGAGCACGACCAAGTGAACGTGGCCGGGGTGGAGTTCTTCGTAGTCGAGAGCTTCATCGCCCGCGCAGGTGACCCGGACTTCATCGAAGGCTCCTGGGTGATCGGGGTGAAGATCCTGGACGACGACCTCTGGGCCAGGGTGCTCTCCGGGGACATCAACGGCTTCTCCTTCCAGGCCGACGTGTTCATGACTCCGGTGGAAATTGTCTACGAGCAAGCCACCCGCGTGGTCATTGGCACCACCGAGCCAGACCCCTTCGATGGGCACACTCACACATACACTGTAGTAATCGGACCTTTGAATAAGGTAATCTCTGGCGGGACAGGGATCACGGACAACCACATGCACTCGATTACGGGCGCCTCGGTTACCGGACTCGGCAATGGCCATACCCACCGCTATCAAGTAATCGACGAGGGTGCAGACAATGACTTCCAAACGAATCCAGCGTAGTGCAAGCGCCGAAGGCAACCTCGTCACCGTAGACAAGGCCCAATTCGTAACGCTTGTGAAGAAGCCCGCGAACCAGCGCAGCTTCGGAATTCTTCGATCCGACAGAGAGGACGGCAACGTGAGCAAACCAGTAGCAGCAACCCGGCGCGTCTCGCGCACCAAGCGCAGCGATAGCAACCAGGATCTGGTTAGCCTCACGCTGCCCGGCACCCTGGACGAAGCTGCGGCCAAGGACGCCCTGGTCTCCTACGGCCTGAGCAACTTCACCGTGGCCCGCAGTGCTGACGACAGCGCCTGGGTGGCCTCCAACCCGAGTGCAATCAATTGCACCGCAGAGCTGACCAGCGTGAACCTCGGCGAAGGTCTGGTTGCCCAGGTCAAGCGCACCGAAGCCACCGCCTCGACCGAGGGTAAGGGCCAGTTGACGGTCACTTCTCTCGAATTCTCGGGCGAAGCCTTTGCCGACGCGGGTGCCGTGAGCGAATGGTGCCAGCGAAATTCTGTTGACTTCGACGATAAAGCTCTTAACAATCCGTCTGGCAATCTTGTGTTGCAACGGGCGGAGATCCCGGAGGGTGAGGAAACTCGCCTGATGGAGCTGGAAGATGGCGTGACTGCAACGATCATTCGTTCGCAGATCGGCGACATCCCTGACGGCTTCGTCGCGGTGATCAACGAGTATGCGTACTGCGGTTGGGGCTGGGGTCAGTTGGACTTCACCGCAGCTCTGATGGGTAGGCAGGTAACGGATGCACTGTACGACGGGATCTGGATTCTCGAAGATCTCCTCCGCAACATCCTGTTCTGGTCCGAGCTGACCGTGGACATCCGCATGGAGCTGACGACTCGGGCTTGCGCCCAGTTCGCCAACTACGCAAACGGGCTGCTCGACAGCCTCCCACGCCAACTTCTGATTTCCGTTGCAACAACTCAACGCAGTTCTAAGGAGAACGACATGAGCACCACGAAGCAACCCGCAGTAGAAGCCCAACGTACCGAACCAGCCGTGGCTCCTGCCGTGGTCGCTGTCGGTAGCCCTGAGTTCAACACCGCAGTGGCCGACGCTGTAGCCGCTGAGATCAAACGCCGCGAAGACGCCCAGGCTGAACAAGAAGCCGAAGAAGTCAAGCGCAAAGAACAGGAAGAGCTGGACAAGGCTTCCCTGGAAGAGCAAGCGAAGATTCGCCGCTCGGAGCTGGAAGAAGTTGTCGGCGCGGCCACCAAGCCACTGCTGGAGCAGATCGAAGCACTGAAAGGCACCACCGTCGTGCGTAGCCAGGGCGGCGATCCAGAAGCCAACAAAGAAAACGTTAAGCGCGGTACCGGCGACCTGTTCAAAGGCGTGTTCGGTATCACCCGTGCAGACCGCCGTGTCGACGCAGCCGCTGCTGCCGACGCTGACGAAGCTGCCGCAACCAAGTAACCAATCGGCGCGAGCCACACCGTTACGTTTCACCACTTTATGTCTAAGGACTTAGGAGCAAGAACATGAGCACCTCCCCAAGTGAAATGATCACTCGCGCTGACTTGGCCCTTGCGGATCTCGCCAACAACGGCGGTATCCTGCAACCCGAGCAGGCGAACCAGTTCATCGACTTCATCTACAACGAACCGACCATCCTGCGTCAGGCCCGTTTCATTCGCATGAACGCGCCACAACGCAACATCAACCGCATGGGCTTCGGCTCCCGCATCCTGCGTGCCGCCCGCCAAACTGGCTCGGCCCTGGACGCTGGTGGTAACGACCGCTACGTTCGCGCTGCGGACCGTGCCAAGCCGCAAGCAACTCAGATCCAGCTGAACACTTCCGAAGTGATCGCCGAAGTGCGCCTGCCGTACGAAGTGCTGGAAGACAACATCGAAGGCGAGAGCTTCGAGGCTCACGTCCTGCGCGCCATCGCTACCAAGGTTGCAGAAGACCTGGAAGAGCTGGCTCTCTGGGGCGACACCACCTCGGGCGACCCGTACCTCGCTCTGCAAGATGGCTGGATGAAGCGTGCCAACCTGCACGTCTTCGACAACCTGGACACCGGCTTCAACGCCAACACCATCACCTCCGGCCTGCTGATGATGCCTTCCAAGTATCTCCGCAACATGCCGCAGATGAAGGCGTTCGTTGGCCTGCGCAACCAGCTCCGCTACGCTCAGTACCTGTCCGCTCGCGGCACGGCAATGGGCGACGCCGCACTCCAAGGCACCATCCCGCTGAAAGCGGCTGGTATCACCGTGGAAGGCGCTGGCATGCTGGACGTGCACGGCGACGGCGACCAGGGCCTGATCACCATGCCGCAGAACCTGATCTGGGGTGTGCAGCGTGAGATCACCATCGAAACCGACAAGGACATCCGTTCCCGCGAATACATCATCGTTGTGACTGCCCGTGTGGCGCTGCAAGTCGATGACCGTGACGCGCTGGTTCGCCTGGACAACATCGGTAACGTGGCTGACCCATCGCTGGCGGTGCGTGTGACCAACACCGCAGCTGCGCCGGTCAACACCAAAGAAGTGCCTTAATCCGCACTGAACGAAAAGGGGCGCTTCGGCGCCCTTTTTCACTAGAGAGATGGCAAACCCTGGAGATCTACCATGAGCACTTATGTAAAATCCGTTTACCTCGCACGCGTCGGCCTTGCAGGCATCGACAAACCAGTCGAGAAAAACCAGATCATCGAAGTGGCCGATGACGTGGCTGAAAAGCTGCTGACTCGCACCGCGTGGAGCGAAGACCTGGGCAAGGAAGTCAACGTCTGGGAAAAGTCCACCGCTGCGGCCTACAAGGCACAGCAGGAAAAAGCGGCCAAGGATAAAGCTGCTGAGCAGTCCTCGCAGTACGCTGCGCAGGAAGAAGGCAACGACGATCTCGCGCCGAAGCCGATCCCCCTGCAACAGGTCAAGAACACCAACGACACTCACGAAGATCAGAACGATCCGGCTGATGACAAGGACACTGCCCGCAAGGCGCAGCCAGTCGTTGAACCAACTGAGCCCAACGCTGACGCGAAAGGCAAAGTCGTCACCACCGAAAGCCCTCCAGCTATCGAAGGTGCCGAGCACGAGTTGGACGAGAACCACGGTGACCTGACCAGCGCGGACCTGAACACCAACAAGTCCGAGACCGAACCAGCCAAGCCTGCTGCTAAGGCCGCTGCCAAACCAGCCGTGAAGGTGAAGTCTGCCGACACCAGCACCCGCGCCGTGGCCAAGCCTCAGCGTGCTGCCAAGCCTGCTGTGAAGGCTGCCGTCAAACCAGCTGCTAAACCGGCTGCGAAGAAACCTGCTAAGTAAACCAACTGAACTCTGGGAGGCACTATGTACATTTTGACCGCAACCGAGATCGCCGAAGGTAGTGGCGGTATTCAAGGCGCCAACGGCACCCCGTGCGGGACGCCTCCCCAGAGTCAGTTCAATTCCCTCCAAGACGTGATCCGCAGTCGCGTCGAGGCAGCCCTGGAGATCGGTAGCCTTCGTCGCTACGAGTGCCAGGACACATTCGAGGTTTCTGGGCGCTACAGCGAGATGCGGCGCCTACGCCTCACCAACGGCTTCGTGCAATCTGTGTCCTTCCTGGACGCGGCTGGCGAGCCGTTAATCGACACACCAGCAACGCACTTCGATGGCTACTACGGGATCGTTACTCATCCTTTGTCGGCGGGCGTTGTAACAGTCCAGTACGTGAGCGGGTTCCTGGCCGACTCTTCCAAGGTCTTCCAAGACCTGCCGGACTGGGTGAAACCAATTGCACTGAACGTGATGTTCCTCTGGCTGCGTTCGATGAACCGGGGCGCCGCGATCAAGGACATCTCCCAGGCATCGCTCACTGCCGGGATGATCCGGGAGCTGACTGCACGCGTAGGCAACCGTTACCAGCGCCCTCGGGTGGACTGCATTTTCCCTACCACGCATAAGCACCGGCTGATCTCCGACCCAGTATCGGAGTGGAAGCAATGGTAACGGACACTCGCTTCGTCAGAGGGGCAGAGAAGCTGGGGCGCCGGGTCGCTACGATCCGCGCTAACCTCAACCTCCCCAGCATGGTCGATGAGATCGGCAACCTGCTCTTGCAACGAACCCTTCGCCGCTTTGACCAGGAGGTAGACCCAGACGGTAATCGTTGGGCAGCCCTCAAAGAATCCACCATCCTCCGCCGTCGCCAAATGGGCTTAGGCCCGTCCCCTAAGCTGGTACGCACCAGGGACATGCGCGACGCCATCAAGTTGATCAAGGGTGGCATTCAAGGCGCCATCTTCACTAACACGGGTGCCGGTGTGCGCATCGGTATTGACGACGAAGAGATCGCCAAGTACGGTCGGGCTCAGAACTACGGAGTGCCGGGGCGGATTGTCGCTCGTCGCTTCCTGGGCATTGGCAGACTGGACGTTAAGGCAGTCGACTCGTTACTACGCCGCAAGGCATCTCAGCTGGGGCTTGAATAATGGCTACCGTATTGAACAAGCGCAGAGACATGCTCGCCGTCCTGGAACAGGATTTGATCCAGAAGATCTCGGCAGCAGTGGGCGCAGCAGGAATGCAAGGGCACGTACACGGCGTATTCAGCCTGGACGACCTGGAGAACAAAACAGACGCGTCGCTCTGCGGCGGGATCGCTTTCGGGGTGGGGTACTTGGGCACCAAGCCTTCGACCGAAGGGGCACCGCAGCTGAACGTGAACAAGGGCAATGCGGTGCAGACTTGCGACGTGATGTTTACCGTCCTGGTGGCTGCACCCATCGACGATCTTTGCACTCAGCGGGTAACGGGTATGCAGCTGCTGACGGTTCTCCGTCAAGGCATCCTGGGCTCGCCCGTAGTAGAGGAGCCGGGCACGGAGCCGGGCCGGAACCAAGCAACCCGCACCTGGGTTTTCGTTAACGAGAAACCAGAAGTAGGTGAGTCCACCGCAACCATGTTGTACTATACGCAGGTCTGGAGACTTGTGTTACCAATGACCGGCAACTAAAAGCACTTTTCAGGAGAGACAGCATCATGGCTACCGAACGTAAAACACCGCAGTCGCATTACTTCTCGGGCCAAGGTCGCCTGATCATTGGCGAACGCGACCCAGCAACCGG